CGGGTTATCGGGAGTGTTTACGTTTATAGGTGGTGCGGTATCATATGTAAACGGCGCATCTGAAAGCTGGAGTATTCCTGTACTGCCTCGGAAATTAACACGGGCTTGTTTCTTATTCCTGACGGTTGCTGTGCCATCTGGCAGCCCTGACGATTATCAGTTTAGGTATTTAGGTACTAGTTCAGACATGGTAGTAGATTGGGGAGATAGTACCGATGCGGTTTATTCGCACCCTACCACAACATCAGTAACAACGATGCTGCACAGCTATTCAGATACATCTGATAAGACGGTACGGTTTTTCCATAATGGTACGCTGATAACACAAATGATATTAAGCCCAACATTTGCGACTGATTATATGTTATATCGGATATTAGGTACGTTACCTGCAAGTATAACAGGGTTCTTTATGGGTTCGCAAACAAGCTATATTTCCCCTGCAAGTATAAATGTATCGGGACTATCTATAATAGAAACTTTAGCCATATCAGGAAGCGGAATAACAGCATTTTCACCCGCTTTATTTACGGCGGCTCACAATTCACTTACATTAATACAACTTCAAGGTAACGCCCTAACATCAACCGAAGTAGACGCAGTATTCAACACATTCGTTGCTACATCACCCGCAGCGACTGTATATAGCAGCGCATCACGGGCAATCAACATTCAACAAACCCCCGCCGCCCCGCCAACCGCTGCAAGTTTAGCGGCAAGGACAGCATTAATAGCGGCGGGATGGACATTAACAACAGACTAAAAATATAAATCGTGACAACCATACCTACGCTTTTAGCACTATATAACGAGATAATCAACGACCTGCAAACGGAGTTCGGAGTTATCATAAGTAACTTTGGTAAGGCGTGGTTACGTGGCTTTGCGGCGACACAGGCGAAGAAACTAAAGCTATTTTACTTAGCACTTGGCAACGTTCAGAACAATACCAACCCAATAACAGCCGAACCCGCAGCAGTAGGCGGTACGCTTGAAAGGTGGGGAGCAGTCAAAGGGCTAACGATACGACCCGCTACGCAAGGGCAATATACATGCACGGTTACAGGTACGACAGGCGGCACTATACCCGCAGGTACTACGTTCAAATCTGACGATAACAGCCTTAACCCCGGCTATCTATACCGCTTAGATGATGCCTTTACGCTTTCAAGTTCTTCGGGTTCTATTACGCTACGTGCGCTCACAGCAGGTACAGAGTCTATACTTGCCGTAACCAATACGCTTACAGCAACAAGCCCGATAGTCAATGTTAATTCCACAGCGACAGTAACGGCGGTATTTACAAGCCCCGTTGAAGCGGAAAAAATAGAGGAATTTAGGCAGCGTATATTAGATGCCTACCAACTAAGCCCACAGGGAGGCGCACCCGCTGACTATGTACTTTGGGCGAGTGATGCGTCAGGGGTTCGCACATCATATCCGTATGCGGCAAGCGGTGTAGCGAATGAGATTAACCTATACGTGGAGGCTATATTAGCTGATAGTGTCGGTCCACCGTTCAAAGGCGTACCAACACCAACGATACTATCTGAAGTAGTAGCAGACGTTGAAACCGACCCCGATACGGGTATAGGTCGCAGACCGTTGGGCGTATTCGCCATCAATGTATTAGCGGTAGTACCTAAAGACATTACTATACAGATTGACAGCGGCGGCACTATAACAGTAGCGCAACAGGCATTAATCATATCGGCACTTACAGAGGCTATTTATGACATTCGCCCGTTTATAGCAGGGGTTGACCCGATAGCGACAAGGAACGACACTATCAGCACATACGGAATAGGCAGCGTGATTATAGAAACGATTGGCGGGGTTATTATCAGTAGCATAGATTTAACAGTAGATGCAGTAACAGAGGTAAGCTATATGTTTGACAATGGCGAGATACCATACATAGACCCAACCGATATAACATTTATATAATGGCATTCAGCATAAGCGATACATTAGCAAAGTTAACAAGGCAAGGCTACCCTAATAGTCGGGCGTTCACCTATCCCAATGGCGGTATATGGGAGCGGTTGCACCGTGCTTTGTCGCAGAGTGAAGCAAGGGCGTGGGAAGATGCACGGAGTACGTTGGATAGTATTATACCCGATAACAGCAATTTTACGGCAGACGATGCCACAACATTAGAGGCGGTATATGGCATATATAGCACATCGGGGGTATCATTAGCTGATAGAAAGTTAGCGATACTGCAAAAAATGGCTTACCCCGGCACGACTGCCCCACGTTGTAACTATCAGTATATAGAAGACCAATTAAGGGCGGCGGGGTTTGATGTGTATGTATATGAAAATAGATTTTTCCCCGGTCCTGTTACTAAGACACCAGCTGAAATATTAGGCACTACGGCGGGTATGGCTATGCTCGGAACTTTTGAACTTGGGGAAGTAGAATTAGCGGAAACGTGGGCAGATGATGGTATAACGCTATGCGTTAACCACATTGAAGAAAGTATAGATGCTACGTTTGCAATACCCGCTACCAATTACCGAACTACATTTTACATTTCAAGTAGCGTAATAACAACTTTTGCTGATGTATCAATAGACAGGAAAGACGAATTTCGGCAGTTGATATTGCAGTTAAAACCCGTACAAACGGTGGGGATATTATTTGTTAACTATGTATAATATATAAAATATGGCTTTAGAGATAGCAGATTTGACAGGAACGGTATTAGCCCCAAGTGTAGCTAATCCTTATGGGTATGTTGTAGATGCGCCAAGTGGTACGGTAGTAGATAAAAAAATGGTAGGCGATATGTTGGTGTTCTTTCAACGTATGATGGCGTTGGCGGGATTTACACCAAACGGATTGCCTGATAATACAACTAATACTTTTCAGTTGTGGAATGCGTTTTATAAATGGGTTAACCCGCCGTGGACAAATACTGGCGTAGTATTTGAAAATGATGTGCCGGGGAATAACGTTTGGGACAATGCGGGCGGTGCATACGGAAAGTTTCATTATAGATTAATCGGTGATGTAAATGATGGGTTAGTATTTTTAAGTGGTGTTATGGAAAATTCAGCGGCAGGTAGCCCCGGCTCACCTTTGATAATGAATTTACCCGCTGCAATCCGACCAACATATACAACCGTTGCAATGGCATGGGAGGACTTAGGCGGCGCAGGTACACCTACGCCCGTACAGATAGAGATAAACACTAATGGTGATGTTGTGCCACTATCAACGGGTACAGGCGGTACGATAGTTTATTTTGACGGGTTGTGTTATCGGTTAGGTGCTAACACCTACTAATAAAAAAGGTGCGCCCGTAAGCGCACCATAAATAAAGTTCTTTGACTTATTGCTTAGTAATCGTAGCGAACTGACTGCCATACTTAACGTAGTATGCGCCATTGGGTAGCGGTGTAAGGTCTATTATTGATGTAGCAGGTGAGGTGTAAACAACCTGACCCAAACTATTGATAACGGTAGTGTTACTATATGGTATGTTTACTATTCCGCTTGTAGGGTTTGGGTATATGCTGCCAACAGTAGAAACAACAGGTACAGACAGCGGAGCAGGTGGAATATTGCCGATAGTAAGTGTATAATCCTGACTTTCGCCGTACATGCTTGTAGGTATGCCATCATTGCATATACGAGGCAACCCGCTACCACCGTAACGGACTATCCGCAAACGGGTACTACCTAAAGCTGCATCGTGAGGTATTGTTATCGGCAGGTAGTATGTATGTGGCGCAGCGGTGAACAATGAAAGCGTATGATAGTACCTGTTAACCGTGCTGAATGTGTACTTTGTTGCACCCGTATCGAATGGTATAGCGATTGCCACCCATGTACTTGCCGTTATGCTATCAAATACCAATTCAAGCGTGTAGGTGCTATCACGGTACAACACAGGCGATGCACCCGAATACAGGTATCCAAATGCGCCGCTGCAAGGGTCTCTATTATACAAGGTAGATAGCCTTACGCTATGTATGCAGCCCGTAGCAGCAGCCATAAACGGAGGTGAGCAGTAAGTTTGTGCGGAAACCGATGCCGAAAGGCACAATAAAAATAGTAGCTTTTTCATATAATAATTTTGATTTAGTCTGTAAAAGTAGCATAAATTTGTAATAATGCAATTAAACATCAATAGTAGTGCCGTAGTGGTGTTCACGAATAAGCTGGAAAAGATGCATAGGTCGGCTTTGCCTGTGGCTATTCGTGAGGCTTTAAACGTGGCGGCATTTGATGTTAAAAAGAATACCATGCCGAAAGAGGCAAAAGTATTTACACAGCGTAATCCTACTTTTTTTAAATCAACTTCTAAGGTGCAACCCGCAAATGGATTTGATGTAAAGTCAATGAAGTCAATAGTCGGATTTATGCCGCAATCGGGAGCGAAGGAAAGCGGAGGGGCAACGGAAGATTTGAAGCAGCAAGAGGATAGCGGTACAATCGGGCATAGGTCATTTATTCCATTGGCAGGTGCAAGGTCAGGCGGCAACTATAACAGGCGGGTATCAAATAAGATGAGATTGTCTGTTATCAAAAGTAAAATAGCAGATGCTAAAAAGAGTAAAGCACGGACTAAAGCGGGGCAGTTTTTCAGTAGTGCGTACCATGTGGGGGTCGGTGGATTTGTGTTATCGGCGTGGAAAAATAAGCACGGCAACAGGCTGCTAATGTCGATTGAAGGTATAAACCGTATCAACGGGCAAACGAAGGTTAAATACAAGCCTGTTTATGCCGTTAAAAGCAATCGCAGCGTGAAAATACAGGCTACACATTTTATGAGAAAGGCAAGTACGGAAAGTTCAAATAAGATAGAACGTGCGTATATTGCAGCAGCAGAAAAACAGATACAAAGATTAACAAAATGAGTTGGATTAATAATGTAAAAGAAGGGTACGAAATTACAACGGGGGACGGTGTGAAATATACCGTTAATTGGCTTAATGCCAACCGTGTAAGGGAGTATAATGTATCTGAATTTAACTTTAAGAATGTTTCAGGCACGTTAGTTGACAGGCGTTTACCATTAGGTACAAGGTATGATATAGAGATATTTTTTCAGGGCGGCGACAATCTGATTAAAGCACAGGATTTTATAAAGAGTGCTGACAATGTAGGTGCGTGGACTATAAGCCACCCGATGTACGGTTCTTTGTTTGTTCAACCCATATCTTTAAAGTTTGACGATAGCCAATTCAATGTTACCCGTATCACAGGCACAGTTATTGAAACGATTGGCAGACCTCGATTAGCTGCCGATATTTCCCCGCTTGATGTTATACAGGCGCAGAAAATATCTACCGATGAAGCATATGCGGCAGCGTTTCAAACATATATACCTTCACCAACGACAATAGACGTAATCAGCATTGATACCGATGTTACGGCTATGGAACGGTTACAGGCTGCATTTGTTACCGTTACCGAAAATGCAGAGAAAGTGCAGAACGCATACAATACCGTTAACGCTGCATTAGATGCTACGTTACGTGATGCATTTACCATTGTCAATAGTACACAGGCGTTTTTAAATTTGCCCGCTACATTTGCCAATACGATAAAGAACAGGGTTAACTTTCTTGTTCGTAGTTTTCAGACATTGGCAGAAAGGATTGACAGCCTACATCTTCCTGACCTGAAACGTATATTTGAATGCAATGCAGCATCCATCGTATCTACCATGTGCAGCACTACGGTAACGGGTATAGACCAAAACAGCTACCCAAATAGAACGGTAGTAGTAGAGATTACAGAAAGCATTGTAGATACTTATAACGACTATGTAACTTTACTTGACGGATTGCAGACTGATACGGGAGGGCGTGAAGATAGTTATATACCTGACTTTACAGCCATTACCACACTTACCAACCTTGTGTATTATACGGTAGCTAATCTGTTTACCATAGCTGAAAACGCACAGCAGCAACGGGTATATACATGCGATGCAGATACTAACGTGGTATCATTGGCTTATAAACTGTATGGTTTGCTACCTGACGATAGCACCATTACACGGATAATCAATGATAATACAATAGGAGGTACGGAGTTATTGGCAATCAAAAAAGGGAGAGAAATTATATACTATGTTTAAAACATATCAGTACAAAATAGTAATAGCACTTTCGATAAGCGAAAAGGAGTTAAACGAATACGGGCAAGAGGGCTGGAATAACTACGCAGTTGAAGGAAACAGGTTTTATTTTAAAAGAGAGGGTAAACCGAAAGAGATAAAAAACAATGCAGTTAAAGGTAGCAAATAGAACCATAGACAAATTTAACAATGTCAGCGTATCATTAAAATATGATGCGGTTGGTTCGCCTTTTGCTTTTAGTCTGTATTTCGACCCTGCAAGTGCAACAGATAAGCGCATATTTCAACCGGGCAGCTATAACCTTGTTGAAGTAACGCACAACGGGGAAACGCTGATAACGGGGGTTATTTTATCACAGGGTTTTGAAAGTTCAAGCGTAAAGCATCTTACTACGGTTGCGGGATATTCACGCACAGGTGTATTAGAGGACTGCACAATTAAGACCACGCAAAACCCGAATATGGATAAGAGTAGTTTAGCTGAAATAGCATACCTACTTGTTAGCCCATTTGGATTTAATGTAAAGATTGATAGTAGCGTTAGAGATGTGTGTGATGAAGTTATAGTAAATTCAGCTATTAACCAATATCAGACCATAGGCGACTACCTTAGTTCTATTGCATCACAAAAGAATGTAGTGTTATCCCATACGCCAACAGGCGATTTACTACTGACTAAAGCCAACGGGAATAAGACCCCGATATTTCACTTTTCAGATAAAGGCACATGGGTAAGAATGTCATTATCCTTTGACGGTCAGCAGATGCACTCTATTATTAATGTAAAGGGTCAGGTAGATGCAAGTAACCCGAATAATTCAGCTAATGAAACGGAGTTAAACCCGTACTTGGATAATACCCGTTTTGGTGTAGGGCATGGCGGTTTCTTTCCTAAATTCAGACCCATAGTATATCAGCAGACAGCATCCACAGACGTAGCCACACAGCCATTGACAGCCCGTAAGAAGTTAGGCAATGAGTTAAAGGCAATACGCTTAAAGATTGACATTAAGGGGTGGACATTGAATAACAAGATACCACGCCCCGGAGATATTGTAACCGTAACAAACGGTGAAATATTTTTGTATCAAAAGTCTAAATGGTTTATTGAGCAGGTGGACTTTAGAGGCAATGAAAAAGAAGATGTAGCGACTATTTATTGTGTTTTACCTGAATGTTACAATGACGACAAAATAGTTAATATCTTTACAGGAACAAATTTAACCACTCCGTATGTAACACCGGGGGCAAAAGCAACGATAGTACCATTCGACCAACCATGATAACATTAGTAAAAGTCATAGGGGCTGCACTAAGTAGCGGGATGCGAAAGATAAAAGTCGCATTTGGGGAAACTAATGTACAAGAGCGACCCGAAGTAATGCCACATGGTATTGATAGTTGCCCGCCAAATAACAGGATAGCGGCACATTCCACAACCACCGTGCAGGGCGTTGATGTGGTTATAGGGTACTATAACACTAAGCAGACCGCAACGGCAGGTGAAACATTTATATATAGCACCAATACAGCAGGTACAAGCGTTGCAATAACGTTTAAGCTGAAAACAGACGGCACGGCGGAGTTAGGTGGTAATGCAGATAATTTGGTAAGGTATGCAGCATTAAATACGGCGTTACAGAATGACATAAAGACGTTTATAAATACACAGTTACCATTGATAGCGGCGGGGATTGCGGCAGGTGGTGGTAGTTATTCGCCTGGGACTATGACAATAGACATAACAGGCGCAAAAGTTAATAATTTAAAATGTTCATAAGATGATAGTTTGGTTTGATAAATCAGCAATAGAGCAAAGCGAAACACCTACCACAATAGCGGCGGGGATTGCGGCTATTGATGCGATAATAGTTACCCTTTTGGCTGCTATGGCTAAAGCGGCTACTACTGCCAATATGGAGGAGTACCGATTAGATGACGGGCAAACGAAAATATCAGTACGGTATAAAGACCTTGAATCAATGCAGTTAAGTTTTCAGGGTCTTATTAAGATAAAGCAATACTATATCAATGCTAAAAACGGGCGTATGTTTCGTGGTATGGATAGTAAGAATTTCCCTAACTGGAGAGTAAATTGTTAAGAAATGGAATTGAAATTATTTGGCAAGTCTATTATAAAGTACACCAACCCGAAATCGCAAACGCCGCAGGTAGTTGAAGAAACACCAACCCCACAAGCGGCGGTTATCAACGATGCATCGAATTTCGGAGGATATAACCGTATCTATCCCGTAATATTTGACGGTGAGAAAGACCTCGGAGAAATCGGTCCGATTAAAGTCTATACATTAGACCATCAGGCGTTGCGTATGCGTAGCTGGCAAGCCTTAATGGATAGTGATGTGTGCGCAGCATTGGTAAAAAGGTCTTGCGATTGGGTTATCGGTACGGGGTTGAAATTACAGGCAATGCCGAAAGAAAAGGTATTGAAGCTGTTAAAGTCAGAAGTACCCGAATCACAGACATTTGATGAAGATGTAGAGGCGTTATTTGATGTGTTTGCATCTACACATTTGGCAGATTATACCCAACGTAATAGCCTTAATGAAATATCACGTGAGGCATGGAAAAACTGTATTGTTGGTGGTGATGTGCTTATGGTTATGTACCTGACCGATGGAGTGCCGAAAGTAAAACTAATAGACGGGCAGCACGTTTGTACCCCGTTAGCGTTTGGCAATACGGGTAACATGGAGATAGTTAACCCTGATAATAACAATGTTATCAGGCATGGTGTAGAGATAGATAAAAACGGTAAGCATGTAGCGTATTGGGTATGTAAGCAAGTAGGAATGTTTACCAACCTCGACCAATTTGACCGATACCCTGTTGAAATGAAAGATTATCCGTACTGCCAAACCGCTAAGTTAATCTATGGCTTAAAGTACCGTATTGATAATGTGCGTGGTATTCCTATGATAGTTGCTGTAATGGAAACTGCGGCAAAGATGAGCCGTTACAGGGAGGCTACAATAAGCGGGGCAGAAGAAAGGGCAAAGATTACGCTGACTATTGAACACGAAGCATACAGTACAGGCGAAAACCCGATAACCCAACAGGCAGTAGTAGCAAGCGGTTTTGGTATGGAAACAGACCTGCCAACGGATAGTTACGGTGAAGCGTTAGCTAATAGGGTTTATGCCACTACCAATAAGCAGACCTATAACATGCCTAACGGGGCAAAGATAAAATCTATTGAAAGCAAACAAGAACTATCATTTGCTGAATTTTATAGTGCAAACTTTGACATTGTTTGTGCTGTGGTAGGTTATCCTCCTGAAGTAATATTGAGCAAGTACAATAGTAACTATTCAGCATCGAGAGCGGCTATAAAGGACTTTGAGCATACAATCATCTTGCAGCGGCAGTATTTTTCTGAACAGTTCAACCAAATGTACTACAACTTTTGTTTAGATGTTTGGGTATTGCAGGGATTGATAAAGTTGCCCGGTTATGAAGTAGCGTTAATGAATAAAAACCTTATGGCGTTAGCGGCGTATAGGTTTGCACGTTTTGCGGGTGATGTAGTGCCACATATTGACCCCGCTAAAGAGGTAGCGGCATGGCGTGAAAAGTTGGGCGAAGATAGCAAGAACGTGCCACTATGTACCGTTGCGGAGGCTATGGAGGCTTTAGCGCAATTAGGCGGTACGGACTTTAATAGCACGATTACGCAGTATGCAAAGGAATTGGAGTTTGCTAAGTCATTAGGCATCGATAAGGTATTACCCAAAGGTGCGATTATTGAGAATGAAGACGATGACGAAGAAAACGAAGATGAGGTAAAGCCAAAACCAAAGAAGAAAAAGTAATTAAATAAGTAATATTATGAAAAAGAAAAAAATACATAAATGCTTCCTGTTTTTTATACCAGAACCTTTATGGCAATTAGACCGACCGACAATGTTTTTGCCGTTTGATGAGATAGATAAAAAAGTTCAAGCGGAACTACTTTGTAAAAAACAAGTAGAATATTGGAGAAAAGCGTTATCGGCATAACAAATAACCTACGATGCAGCCCCTTGTAACCGTCATAACACCAACCACTAAAGACCGTGAGCAGTTTATGCCACGACTAAAGGACATGGTGCAATCGCAGACATACCCTTATATTGAACATCTTATTGATGATGGAGCGGGGACGGTTGGCGAAAAGCGTAACAGGTTATGCCAAAGGGCGAAAGGCAGTATTATTGTGCATATGGATAGTGACGATATTTACAGCCCTATTTGGGTGGATAAATGCGTTAAATCACTATTGCAGTCAGGTGCAGATATTACAGGCTTATCCGTTGCGAACTTTCAGGACTTAGACAGTTTGGATATGTACCGATACACCTACCCTAATACTGAAAGCATACACGGCGCAACAATGTGTTATTATAAAGAACATGCGTTAATGTACCCGTTTATGAAGTTCATGGAGGGCGAGGATAGCCAATTTTGCAAGGGCAAGCGGCTATACTGTCACGGATATATAGACGGCTTCACCGCTACCATACATAGCGGGAATACAAGTAAAAAGAATGTTACAGGTGAGAGGTGGGCGAAAGTATGCTAATGCAATATTGAATAAACGAATCCACCTGCTTATCACTCCTAACTTCATACTCACGTAAATAATCCCTCATTAACGGGCGTGTTTGTATGGCATAATCCAAATCGTCCCAACCATAGGCAACGCCATATTTAAGGTAGATAGCGTTATCCCGCCATTGTTCCTTGCTTACACCCTCATTTGGTATCACAATAGAATTACATCCCCTCAAAGCAGCGTGAACGGATAGAAACGTATTAGGGTCATAGCTAATAAACGTTTCACATTCATCAAATATCTTTATCAAATCTTCGCCAGTTTGCTGCTCCTGATAATCCCTGATTAGTATAGCATCAAAAGGGTGTTTATCATGTGGCTTATTGTACCCTTTCCTGATAGTATAGCATACCTTTCCTTTGATGTGATTGCCTTTATCTACATAGCTATCCAACCGTAAATCAAACGTGCTTAATTCGGATATAATCCTATCAGCATAAATACCTTTGTAAAAGTCGCAGAAAGTAAACAACGCCTCACCTTCAAACGATGGAGATTTTCCGATAGTAACGGAAGGGTCATTAAGCAGCCAACGAACTACGTTCTTTGCGCCGTATGGATTACCCGCTACCACTTCTGGGTAAATCATTATTACACGGTCATTGTTAGCCTGAATAAACTCCTGAATTTTATCTTCTGTAATTAGTCCACCTTTGAGCGTGTCGCTTTTATGGCAACCTACCGCATATGTTTCATATCCTTTATCAGCAAGTACATGGATTAACTGATGCAGGGCAATAGAACCGCCCGACCATTCAAGATACGGAGGACACCAAACGAGGAAAATGGGATTAATCATTATTCAGGCAATTTAAACTCCCTACAATAATCATTGTACGCTTTGCCATCTTCATTGAACCACTTGATATTGTCCAACTTAGACGAAGTTATACAAAATAAGTGGTGTATATAGCTTTCGTACACATGCCCGATTCTTAAACCCCTCATTTTACATTGGTCTGCAAACCAATTGTCCCCGAAGTAATGTGTCATCTGTTCAGGCACAAATCCAATAGTATGTATCAGTTCACGCTTAAACGCAAAACAAGCCCCTAATATTTCTATCCCTACGGGGTTTGTATGCCTATTGCCACCGTTCGGAAAGTCTTTAGGTAATGTCTGCTCCGTGCTGTAAGGGCTTACAAGTGCCATTCCGTTATTGAGTGCATTGATTAGCGGCGTGTCCCATCCTTTAGTAAATATGAGGTCGTTATTAGCCACACAGATATACGGTATTTCCGTGTGCATGGCTGTGTTTATTCCAGCGTTCCATGATGCGTTAACGCCTATATTCTTAGCGTTCTTTACATAAAGTAAACGACTTCGGAGTAGTTCTGATATTTTATTTCGGGTATAACTAAAATCATACCCTTCTTCGTTATCGTCAACAAGTACCAATGTCAACTCACTTTCCGTGCAATCAACAAGGCTTTTAACTGTGTCATAAGTCATTTGGTCATGCTTATAGCATGGGATAACTACGGCTATTCTGTTCATACTGTTTTATTAATTCTATCTAAGTAAAAGTAAATTGGTTTATCAATCAAGTATTCGGAGTCTATCAGCTTGCTAACCTTTTCAGCGTAGATAGTATCTTCGCCAAAGTTAGTTTCCTGAAATGGTATCTGCTTTGCTATGGTTGCTTTAATCGGGCAAACGTGTTGCGCCCTGCGTAGATATACCCCGTTTTTTTCACATGGTACATAATCCTTACTACACTTCACTAACATATGTTTACCTTTATCGGGTTGGTACATCATAGATATTCCGATATGGTCAACGCCTATGTTAATACCTTTAAACACTTGAAGTAAATAATCTTCGCTTATGGTATCATCATCGTCAATAAACACAACGTATTCACCTTTTGCGGCTTGTAGTAATTCGTTACGCTTTGCGCCTATTTTTTTAATCCTGTTATCCGTATTAATGAGTATCTCTGTTTTATTCAGGCAATCCGCATTCTGTATAGCCAAAATATTTAACAACCGTGTAAGGAAATGCACACGGGCGTAAAGTGACGGTATGAGGATGGATAGTTTCAATCTTTATTCATTGGTTGTTTATAATGCGGAGGGTAGCTGTGGACAATATCCGATAACTTGTTCTTAGCGAAATCAGCTAAAGATGTTCCTATATGGTCGCAAATATTTTTTAACTCCGTATGCAGCGTATTACCTACGCCTGTAACACGTATTTCACGCTTTGCACCCGATATATCCGTTACTTTCTTTTTGCCCATATACCCTTTTGGGGTTCAAAGATAATTAAAAATCCATTTAAAGCGTATTTTTTTTTTCACATCTTATACACGGTACTAATATTGGTGTATAATGCCAAAAGAGATACTTCTATACTTTCCGATTTACTCATCAACTGCCGCCAGTTTCATTGAAGAAATGGAGGCAAATAAGGGTAATGACGTATGTATTCGTATGAATTGCCCCGGTGGTGATGTTATGGCTTCAATGGGCATGATTGCTAAGTATAATGAGCATACAGGTGGCAAGAAAGTGAAGGTTGACGGCAGGGCGGCAAGTATGGGTGCTTATTTCTGTGCAATGGCAGATGAGGTAGAGTGTTTAGACGTTTCTGAATTTCTTATACATCGTGCCGCTTTCCCAACATGGGTAGAAAACGATAAGAACATATTTACGGACGAAATGAAAGGTATGCTCCAAAGGCATAACGACATGCTTCGTGCATCTCTTGAAAAGAAGATAGACCCCGCTAAGTTTAAAAGAATGAAGGGCAAATCTTTCGATGATGTGTTTTCAATGGATAGCCGCATAGATGTAACATTAACTGCAAGTGAGGCAAAAACACTTGGCTTAGTTACAAAGGTATTCCCGCTAAATCAGGCTAAGAAAAGAGAGATAAACGCACTTGCATCAAATGTAGGTATAGCGGCTTTCTATGATGAAACAGCAGAGGCAGAAACAACAATAATCACAAACAATAAACAAACAGTTATGACCATACAGGACGTAAGGGCTAATGCCGAAGTTTACAACGCTATAAAAGCGGAAATACTCAATGGCGAAAAAGACCGTATAGCGGCTTTCGCAGCTTTCGCAGAATATGACGAAAAAGCGGTACTTGAAGCAATCGTAAAGGGTGATGATTTTACCCCTTCATTCGGTGCTAAAATGCAAGCCGCAGCGATTAAGAAACTTGGCATAACCAACATTGTCAATGCAACAGCAACCGTTACTGAAACTGCCGAAGTAGAAACAGAGGCAACCGAAGACGATAAGACTAAAGCAGAAACAGCGGCTTTCTTCAAAGACGTTAACACACACGCACTTTCCCATTTCGGAGTAAAAGCACAGGCATAATATTCTTAAACAATAATTAAAGCTATAACAATGGCAGACCGCATACAGATAAACAATTACAGCCAACGTAACCTCCTGATATGGAACGACAGGACGAATACCATTACGCTTACTTATACTAACAGTTCGGGTAGCGAAGTTGCCCTGCTTAAAGGTATGATTATCGGGCGCATTGAAGCATCGGGTTTGGCTAAGCAGACAGTTTCCACAGCTACGGACGGTTCGCAGATACCGATAGGCGTACTGATTGAAGATGTTACAATCGCAGACGGCGATAGTTCAAACCTGAACATCGTAATAGCAGGTGATATTGACTACGGTATGTTAGTGTATGGCGGCTCACCTGCTGATACTATCGCATCAAAAATATATACCGATTCGGGTGCGGCTTACCTCGGAACGCTTGGTGATGTGCTGAACGGCAAAGGAATACGCCCAATCGTAACTACGCAAATGACTTACGAAGACAACCAATAATAACTGAACGGAAAACCATTACTAAAGCATAAAATAAACAGCGATGTCAACAATACCAGCAAATCAGGCGTTAGGTAACTTTACACAGCAAATGGTAACTGCTTATAAGCAAATACCAAAGCCTACGAACTTTTTGGAAATGTTCTTTCCTACGCCTGAATCGGCGATAGCATCAACCCGCTATATTAATTGGGCTATTCGCCGTGAGGGTGAGCCAGTAGCGGTTGACGTGCAACGTTTCACGGAGGGCAACAACAACACATTCAGTATATCTACTGATAAAATTATCGACCCGCCATACTTCAAAGAGAAATTTACCCTTTCCGATGGCGACCTGTATTACAGGGCATGGAATAGCGCAATGGTGAACAAAAGCGCAATGGATGATTACATGGTTTGGGCATTGGAACACCTGATGTCGATTACCAATAAAATCAAGCGTAAGACTGAATTGTGGAGGTCTAATATCCTCACCACAGGTTCATTCACTTTGGCTAACGGTGATACTGTGAACTTCAACCGTAAGAACGCATCAATGGTTACTGCTCCAATTGCATGGAGTAACGCATCAACAGCAAAGCCACTTGATGACCTCGGCGCAGGTTGTGAGTTTATCCGAAAATACGGTATGGCAAGCGGCGGCAACTTTATAGCTATCATGGCAGAAGATGCAGCAGCAGAGTTTATGTCAACTACGCAGGTAATAGACAGGGCGCAGAAGTTCTACCTGAAACTTACAGACCTTGCAATGCCTTTCCACGCACCTAACGGGTCTAACTATATGGGTCGCTACGCATGTGGCGCATCTTATACGGTTGACGTGTTTACATATCCACAGTTCTACGCCCCCGCAGGTAGTGCCATAGACGGCAGCGCATCGGTAACTTACATACCATCGGGTAAGGTTATTATCATACCTGAAAACCCTAATTTCATTACGGCTTACGGTGCAGTACCTTTCTTACCTAAACGTGGTACATCGCCTCTTAACCTCGGATTGCCACAGGTTCAACGTGGACAATACATGATAGGCGATTACATGGATGAGCGTAATACATCATGGGAAGCGGTTGTATCGAGCGCACCGATACCATTGCCAACAGCGATAGACCAAATCTACACGCTTACCACATAGTAGTACAGTAAGCACATAAAACAAAAGAGCCGTCCCTTATAAGGCGGCTTTTTTAAAATACACAAATGGGAATTATAGCACAGGCACGGTTAGACCTTATAGACATTATTACTAATGCCAATGACTTTGGTGTAACTTTGATATTCTATGCAGCGGATTCACCTGTAAGCACGGCAACCGTTATAGGAACAGGACGGCACATAGATTATACCTTTGACGAATTAGGCATGGTTAAAGGTCTTGGCAGTAATGCAACGTGTACTGTTACGGAGGCTTCATTGATTGCGGCAGGTTATCCATATAAGAACGGTAGCGGGAATTATGACTTTTATAAGCATAGAGTAACTATGCAAGATGCGACAAAGACAGGGTATTACATGGTAAAGACATGGATACCTAATGACGGATTAGGCATTATATCATTTGAGTTAGCGGATTTTGAATAATGGCGAATATATCAGGCGTTATACCACAGCAGGGATTTGAGATTGCACGGGCGGCGATATGTGCCATCCTTGCAAGTGAGATATCTGGGCAGTATCAACAGTCAGGAGATGCAAGGTATAACGCTACGGTTTGGCAAGAACGGTATATACCATTCGATGCTAAAACACAGATGCCAGCGGTTAACGTGAAGTTAGGCACAGGGTCATACAGCAATAAGGATATGACACTTGCAGACGGAGAGTATAAGTTTTATATAGTGGCTTATGTGGCGGCTGTAAACAATAGCAACGGCACGGCGGATAAAGATGCGACATTAATACTGCAAAGGATATTAGGCATATGCAGGGCGATACTTGAAAACCCTATCTATAAAAACTTGGATTTGAGTTTACCGTTTGTAAAAGGTACAAGGGTAGGCAGTATGACATTAGGTGTTACAGATGAAACGGCGGGAGCGGAAAATATGGTATGTGGTTATTTGGAGTTCTTTGTAACCGTGCCTGAATACGTTAGTTTGATACAGCCGTTACCCGTTTTAAATTCAGTAACACAGGTTAAGTTATACGAAACGGAGGAAGGTTATTTGTGGGGGGCTAATAGTGCCGATGGCAGTTTGTTTATAGCGGAAGATGAAAGCCCGATTTTTGCGATACAATATTTTGAAACTGAAAATGGCGGAAGCGACCCAACTATGAAATTTAGCGAATTGCCAGTAGATGCAGACTTTAACAGCGATACCCGTATAATAGTGATACAGCCTGACGGTAGCGGCGGATTTAATAACTACTATGCTACCCCTGCACAGATTGCAACCGGGGCAAGTAGAAAAGTGATAACGGCGGATGCAACGGGTACAACTATTACCGATGTTTTCTTTGCTAATCCGATAACGGGTATTGCTACAAGTAACCAATTTTATATTATTGGCGAAAACTTTACACAGGACACAGGAACAAACAGCATAACGGGCGTGAACTTATCTTTTTATTCAGGTCAAATATTAATAGCATACGTGTAATGAAACAGATACTAACAATATTGATAATGCTTTGTGCGGGGGTGGCGTTTGGTCAGGCTACGGTAAGTTTTGGCGCAAGTAGAACAACCGACACATCGAATACGATTGCCACCATTAAAGCACCTAAATACGCATCATCTGATACTAATAAGGTTTTGGGTGTTACGTCAACAGGCGTTATAACATTAAGGACTAAGACCACAAGTAGTGGCGGCAGCACGGACAGCACCACATTCACCACTAACTACCGTGTGGACACAGCCAAAACAAACCTGCGCACATACACAGCTACAAAGCAAGATGCATTAGGTTTCACCCCCGTAACAAATGCCCGTACATTAACAATCAACGGAACTACTTACGACCTGACGGCAAACAGGACTTGGACAATATCAGTCCCGTACTATGCAGATAGTATTTTAAGGGCGTTTGATAGTATTGCAGCACATAACACAAGGATAATAGCCGTATCAACAGTTTCAGTTACACCTACGGCAAATGCAATAGTTCGCCGTGATGCCAACGCCAATGCATACGTTAACAACCTCATTCAGAACGGTACAAGTACGGTGGCGGCTAACGGTACTACGGCTATGACTTTGGCAAGTACATTGTATCAGGAACAGACAGGAAGTAGCGGAAACGACCAAACGTATGTACTACCCGATGCAACGACATTGACTGAATTTACCCCTTATGTATTTGACAACAATAGCGATAACGATATGATTGTCAAAGACCATACAAACGTAACTATTATTACTATTGGTGCAGGTGGCAAGTATGAAGTGCGTTTAAAAGATAACGGTTCGGTAGCGGGTACATGGGATAAGCACCCATATTTACCACTTGGTACTAATGCGACTACGGCGGGAATACAGTTTACAGGCTTTGTATCAGCAAGCGGTTCGGTAACGGGTAGTAATCTATCAGGTACGAATACGGGCGACCAAACGAACGGCTACGGTCTTAATCTTTCGGTTAGCACATTCAGCGTAGATACCGCTACATTATTCAGCAAGTACACAACTACATTAGGTGCAGGAAGTGGCATATCTATATCGGGAAGGACTATAACGGCTACTGGCGGAACCGGGACAGTTACAAGCGTAGCCACCAACACAGGAACAGGTATCACAGGCGGCACTATTACATCAAGCGGCACAATAGCGGCAGATACTACGGTACTTGGTACAAGGGCATGGAGAGATAA